TCAGTGGGAGATTGTAGAGTTTCCTGCAATTATGCCTGAATCAGAAGAACCATTGTGGGGAGAATTTTGGAAAAAAGAAGAACTACTTTCGGTTAAAGCATCTTTACCCGTTGGTAAATGGAATGCTCAGTGGATGCAAAACCCAACCGCTGAAGAGGGATCTATTATCAAAAGAGAATGGTGGAACCGTTGGGAAGATGAAGATATTCCACCCTACTCTTATGTAATTATGTCAATGGATACGGCTTATTCTAAAAAAGAAACCGCTGACTATTCTGCAATTACCACATGGGCTATATTTGAACCCGAAGAAGGTTCTGCTGAACAAATCATTCTTTTAGATGCTAAAAAGTTCCGTGTCGATTTTCCTGATTTAAAGAAAATAGCTATGGAAGAGTACAAATATTGGAATCCCGATTGTGTTTTAATTGAAGCAAAAGCAACAGGAACACCGCTTGCTCATGAGCTTAGAAGAATGGGTATACCCATATCTGAATACTCGCCATCAAGAGGTCAAGATAAAATTGCAAGAATGAACTCGGTTGCACCGATATTTGAATCAGGAATGGTTTGGGCACCCGATAGACAGTTTGCCGATGAAGTTATAGAAGAAATGGCTAGTTTCCCATACGGAGATAACGATGACTTAGCCGATAGTGCAACCATGGCTTTGATGCGTTTTAGGCAGGGTGGTTTTGTATCTTTATACGAAGATTACGAAGATGAGGTACAATTACTAAGAAAAAATAGGACTGTTTACTATTAATGGAAAAACAAACTGTTATACATATTACTATCGTCAATGATAGCAAAGAACGGCATGGTGACGAAGGCATACCTGTCGATCAAATGCAGAACGGTTGCCCAATTGCTACACAAGATATTGACATAAATTTAGAAAACAGACAAGAAGCCATAGAAGAATATGGTTATGGACCTCTAAACCCGTACAAAGTAGATCCTGAGTTTTGGCAAGATAAAGCCGATTTATGGAATACTTCAATGGAAAGAACCAAAGGTTCACGCTGTTTAAATTGTGCAGCTTTTAATCAGACCACAAAAATATTAGAATGTATATCAGAGGGAATAGGAACCGAAGGATTAGATGATCCTTGGGATGTCATTGAGGCGGGAGATCTCGGCTATTGTCAATTCCTTAAATTCAAGTGTGCAAGCAAAAGAACTTGCAATGCTTGGGTAAGTGGTGGTCCTATAACCGATGATAAAGTGGAAACATAATATGGCTGTTGAAAAAAGAGATTACACGGATCCAAACCTTAAAAACCTTTCTACAGAGGTAACCGTACCCGTAGAAAAAACTAGACAAGAAGAAATAGAAGATGCTGCTCAAATTCTTATTAATGAAGAAGAACTTCTTATTGATGATGAAATTGAAGAAGTAGAACCTGAACCTGATTTTAATGCTAACTTAGTAGATTTTGTTAGTGACGATGCACTAGAAAGTCTTTCTAGTGATTTATTGCAATCTATTGAATCAGACAAACAATCAAGAGGTGATTGGGAAAAAACTTATGTTGACGGATTGAAATATCTAGGCATGAAGTTTGATGAACAAAGATCAGAACCATTTGAAGGTTCTAGTGGCGTTATTCACCCAATACTAGCCGAAGCAGTAACTCAATTCCAAGCACAAAGCTATAAAGAAATGTTACCAGCTCAAGGACCAGTCAAAACACAAATCATAGGTCAAAGAACTGCTGAAGTAGAAAGTCAAGCAGATAGAGTAAAAGAGTTCATGAATTTTTACATTATGAACATTATGAAAGAATACGATCCTGAATTGGATCAGCTTTTGTTTTATTTACCACTTGCAGGATCTTCTTTTAAGAAAATTTATTTTGATTTTGTTTTAAACAGAGCCGTTGCAAAATTTATTCCACCGCAAGATTTAATTGTTCCTTACGAAGCAACCGATTTATTCTCAGCCGAAAGAATTACTCATGCTATTAGCATGTCAATGAATGAAGTCAAAAAACAACAACTCAGCGGTTTTTATGCTGATATTGATATTCCTGAAAATAGTTATTTAGCCGACAGAAACGAAGTAAATGATGAAGTAGACGATATTCAAGGAATACATCCGTCTTATACCGAGCATAGGAATAGAACTATTTATGAAGTGCACACCATCCTTGATCTTGAGGGTTTTGAGGATAAAGATGAAAACGGTGAATCTACAGGATTAAAATTACCTTACATTGTTACTATTGATGAACAATCAGAAAAAGTTTTAGCAATTCGTAGAAACTATAACCCACAAGATCCAATGAAGAACAAGATTAATTATTTTGTTCAGTATAAGTTTTTACCAGGTCTTGGCTTTTACGGTCTAGGCTTATCTCACATGATAGGCGGATTAGCAAAAGCATCTACTTCTATTTTGAGACAGTTGATAGATGCAGGAACTTTAGCAAACTTACCAGCAGGATTTAAGGCTAGGGGGATGAGAATACGGGATGAGGCATCTCCCTTACAGCCTGGTGAATTTCGTGACATTGATACAACAGGCGGTTCTTTAAGAGAAAATTTAATACCGCTTCCAATAAAAGAGCCAAGCCAAGTTTTATATAGTTTGCTTGGTTTATTAGTGGATTCAGGTAAAAGATTTGCTGCTATTGCAGACATGAACATTGGCGATGTTAACCAAGCTATGCCAGTAGGCACAACCGTTGCTCTTTTAGAAAGAGGAACCAAAGTTATGTCAGCGATTCACAAAAGATTGCATTATTCACAAAGACTAGAGTTTGGTTTATTAGCAAAAGTGTTCCAAGAATACTTGCCACCCGAATATGTATTTGAAACAGGATCAGGACCACGAACCATCAAAGGAGAAGATTTTGATGACCGTGTCGATGTAATACCAGTTTCGGATCCAAATATATTTTCGCAATCACAAAGGATATCTATGGCTCAGGAATTATTGCAAATGGTGCAATCAAATCCACAAGTGCATGGACCTAATGGAGTTTATGAAGCATACAGAAGAATGTATGCTGCTTTAGGCGTAGATAATATTGAATCATTGATACAGCCACCTGCTGATCCAACCCCACAACCGATTGATGCTGGTTTAGAAAACTCAACTCTTTTGCTTGGTCAGCCCGCAACAGCGTTTGCACAACAAAACCATCAAGCACACATAGATGCACATAGGTCTTTATTTTTAACAAGTGTAGTACAACAAAATCCAGCAATACAAGCCATAATTATTGCTCATGTTATGCAACATTTACAATTCTTAGCATCGCAACTATCACAAGAGCAAATACCTCAAGAAGTAAATCAAAGAATTGCAGAGATACAACAACAAATGAATCAAGTATCTCCACAGGAAGCACAACAAATACAACAACAAATACAAATGATTCTTGAGCAATTTAGCTCGCCTGTCCTTGCACAATTAACCGCAGAATTTTTACAGTCTATTGGTCAAGGTGGCGAAGAAGATCCGTTGGTTGCTATTCGTGCAAAAGAATTAGAGCTTAGAGATAAAGAGCTTGATCTTGATCAACAGCAATTTGAACAAAAACAAGGTCAGCGAATACAAGAAAAATTATTAGAGACTGAAATACAAAAACAAAGAATACAGTCTCAAAAAGATATTGCAGACGATAAATTAGATGTAGCAATCGCAAGGTTGGAACAACAAGCTAATTTAAAACTGTTAGAATTAGAATCTAAACTTAGGAGTTAACATGCCATTATTTAAAGGTAAATCACAAAAAACTATTTCTAAAAACATTAGAAAGCTAAAAGGCGAAGGCAAAGGTCAAAAACAAGCCGTAGCTATTGCTTTAAAATCTGCTGGCGTTAAAAAAATGGTTACAGGAGGAGCAGTTGCTGGTAAAGTAAAACCTTACCCAAAACCTGCACAGCCTAAAACTATAAAAGCTAGAGGACAGGGAGCAGCAACTAAAGGGTACGATTTTAAAATAACTTATTAATGAGTGAAATAGATTTAGCCGATGCAATAAAGAAAAGCATCGAGCAACGGAGAGAGCAAATCAAAGACACCCTTATGTCAGGTGGGATTAAAGACATGGATCAGTATAAATACTTGCAAGGCGAGTTGACTGCTTTATACTATGTCGAAAGCGAATTAAAAGATTATTTTGGGGAAAATAAATGACGAAGTCAGCAAAAAAAGAAGTTGAAGTTTCTAAAATAGAAGATGCGTATATTGATGCATCTAAAAAAATATTAGATCCTACCTTATTAGACAAAACACTTTTGGAAAGAATGCCACAACCCACTGGTTGGAGAATGTTGGTATTGCCATACAAGGGCAAAGGCGTAACAGAAGGCGGTATAGTCTTAACCAAAGAAACTGTAGATAAAGAAGCGTTAGCTACAGTTGTTGCCTATGTGGTTAAGCAAGGACCTCTTTGTTATGATAATAAAGAGAAGTACGGGAAGCCGTGGTGCCAAGAAAAACAATGGGTTTTAATTGGTCGTTATGCTGGAGCACGCTTCAAATTAGATGGGGGCGAAGAGGTCAGAATCATAAATGATGACGATGTTATCGCTACAATACTAGATCCTGATGATATAGTGAGTTTATAATATGGATAATATGGAAGTTACACAAAACGAAAATATCAATATTGATGACGATATTGATGTTCAAATTGAAGATCAAACCACTGAAGGTGTTAAAGCATCTCAAGAAGATGAATTAGAAAAGTACACTAAGTCGGTTTCAAAACGAGTAAACAAATTAAATGATAGAATAAAGCAGGAAGCTGAAAGAGCTGCTTGGCTTGAACAACAGTTATTACAAAAAGAACAACAGGTTCAAGCTCTAGCATCTAAAACTGCTGAACTAAACACTAATTTGTTTGCTAAAGAAGAAGAATCCCTAGCAAGCAAAGAAAGAGAAGCTGATCAACTGTATAGAAGAGCAGTTGAATCAAGTGATGCTGAATTACTTTCAAAGGCTGATTCTTTAAAAAGTGATATTGCTATTCAGAAAGAAAAAATTCGTTTAGCAAAACAAAGACAAGAACAACTTAAAGCACAACCTGCTCAACAACAACAGCAGCAAGTGCAATACCAGCAACAACCACAACAACAAGTGGTTGAGCCAACGCAAGAGGCTTTGGGTTGGTATGAAAATAATAAGTGGTACGGAGATTCGTCTGATCCACAAAATGCACAAGCAACACAATTTGCTTATTTTACGCATTTTAATTTGGTGAATGAGGGTTTTGAACCTGATTCAGACGATTACTACGATGAACTTAATAGTAGAGTTTATAAAGTTTACCCACACCTACAACAAGGTGGGGTAGTCGGAAAAAGTGAGGACAAACCCGCTGTGCAAAGAGTTGCC